ATGTTTGATGAGTTTCGGCAAAACATCAAAACAATTGCGAAGTCAAGGCACTTAACATATGCTCAGATTGCTGAAAAATCAGGGCTGAAAGCAAATACGATCAGAGCATTCATGTGCGGTGTAGATGACAGTAGACGTATTGCTGAAAACATTGCAGATGTACTCGGTGTAGAGATCGTGTACAGCAACGGTAAGTACAAAATCAACAGTAATAAGATAGAGAAAGAAGGTGAACCAATGACAGACAACATAGAGCTGAGAGGCTGTGACAGTGCAATGACAAGACAGGTCATTGTCACGAAAGCACTTAAAGGCTCAGGAACAGAAAATGACCCCTATCGAGAGGTCTCACAGTATTGGTCTTTGACAGGCAAGCTGCTTTTTGAGCTGACAGACGAGGACGGACAATAACACCCAACAACCACTAAAAATAAAATGAGGAGGACTAAAAAATGCTCAAAGTGATATCATCGGTAGAAGCGGTGGAACGGCTGAAAGCCGCAGGCTTCAACACCAACGTGAACAGGCTGAACGCAGGACTCAGACAGGGCGTGTATCCTTTCGGCTGTGCCATTAAGCTTAACGAGTATGTGTATGAAATATACTCAACGCTGCTTGACAAGTGGATAGCAGAGAGATCAGAAAGGACGTGAGAAAATGATAGCCGTGTTAGAGATAATCAGATGTGCCGCAGCGGTAGCGCTCGTGGTGGTGCTTGCAATGTATGTAGCGTACAGGTGGTATGTAAGCGTAAAAGAAAATGCCTACGAGGAAGCAGAGGAGAGCATTAAGCGTGCGGTGAGAGAAGCAGGCAGACCCGTGGTCAAGGTCGAGATACAGACGAAAGGAAAATGGTAATGAGCATTGTAGGAATACTGCTGATAACAGTAGCCATGCTTGCAGGGATAGATGTAGTGATGTATCTTGTGCTGAGCGTGGCTGATAGGCACTGGGAGAAACGTTTTGAAAACGAGGAGGATAAGAACAATGAAAGTTCTGATAGCCTGTGAAGAATCGCAAGAGGTCTGCAAGGCGTTCCGTGCGAAAGGACACGAAGCGTACAGCTGCGATATTCAGATGTGTTCAGGCGGTCACCCTGAATGGCATATATGCAATGATGTTTTGGATATTATCAATGGCAATACCGATTTCTTCACCTGTGACGGCAAGCAGCATACTGTTGAAACATGGGATATGATTATCGCACACCCACCGTGTACATACCTGACCAACGTGGCTACACGCCACTATAGTTTGAAATGCACACCTGCTGAAAAGGTGGTCGAGCGTATGAAACACCGTGAAGAATCAATAGTATTTTTTATGCAGATTGTGTCGGCGAACGCACCGAAAATTGCAGTGGAAAACCCTATAGGGCGTATGAATACTGTATTCAGAAAGGCAGATCAAATAATTCACCCATATATGTTTTCAAACGGACCGGAAGAATCAGAACAGTTTGTCACAAAGGCGACGTGTTTATGGCTAAAGGGGCTGCCTGTCCTACGACCAACATATACAGGGGACAAGCCTGATAATGGCAAGCTGTTTGGACGATATTCTAATGGTAAATCACGCACATGGGAAGAAATACGTCATTCTGGCAAAGATCGTGCTAAGGTAAGGAGCAAAACGTTTAAAGGTATTGCTTTTGCAATGGCTGAACAATGGGGGAATATTAAGGAGGATAACGATGATAGTGATGAGAGAGGTATTTAAGAGGGACAAGCCCCTTGACAACGGCAGTGGAGCGGTAAGCCTTTACGTGTTCCATTCAAATTTCAAGTCTGACGAGTGCGGTGCACTGACAGTAACGCCAACGAGAGATTACTGCCGCAGATGTGCATTCTACAAGACCCGTGAGGATTTCGACAGAGGGCTTGGCGATGCCGCAAGGTCGCTCCGTGAGAAAGGGATTGAACCTGTGAAGAAGATGGACTATGACGGCAAGCAGTATATGAGCGTAAGACCTATTGAAAAGGAGGAAGAAGAATGCTAACGAGAGAAGAAACGATAAAGGTCTTTAAGATATGTCACTGCGGTGAAGGTTACTGTGATGACTGTCCAATGCAATGCGAGGATAAGCCCTGCAAGAAGGAACTGTCAAGTGCGGTGCTGCATTATCTCAAAGAACCCAAAGAAAACGAGCCTGCACTGTCTGCCAACAGCGCAAGCTCAGAGATATTGAAAAATATCAATTCAACACACTTTGATGATAGCACATTGCTGGATATTTGTCAAGAAGGAATAGAGGAAATGGCGAAAATAGCCCTTGACGATTACCCAAATGAATTCCTGACAGGATATGTTGTGGCGTTCAAGGACAACATCAAGAGGCTGAGAGGCGGTGACAGCAAATGACAATAGATGAATTTAAGCTGAAACAGAATCTGCCTTACGAAGCGAAGGTACGTCACGCAGAGATCAGAGCTTGGGAGTTCTACAACAAAGTGTACGGCGATCTTAACGCTACTTGTCACGTTTCTGTCGGAGGACTTGATAGCATTACACTTCTTGTGTTTCTTCGAAACATAGGCATTGATGTTCCTGCCATAAGTGTGTCTATCTTAGAAGATAGAGGAAATCAAGAGATACATAAGCAGCTGGGTGTTACATCTATAAAGCCATATATGAGCAAAACGCAGGTGCTCAATCAACTTGGCTTTCCGGTCGTTAGCAAAGCCAAAGCCAATAAGATAAGCTATCTGTTGCAACCTAATGCGGACAAACAGACATTTATTCACGCAATTATGACAGGTGATATGGGCGAACAGGGTGGCTTCAAGCACTCCGATCGCATCAAGTTGCAAGATAAGTGGATAAAGCTCTTTGGCGGTAATTATGCGCATATGCGACCTGATCTTGACATACGACCTGTACCAAACTTCAAAGTATCGTCAAAATGTTGCTACTATATGAAGGAAAAGCCTTGCGACGATTGGGCAAAAGAACATAACAGCTATCCATATTTGGGACTTATGGCGTCAGAAGGCGGTCAAAGGGAAATGGCACTAATGAAAAACGGCTGCAACTATTATGGTAAAACTACAACACGAAGCTGTCCGTTTGCTATATTCACGAGGCAAGATCTGTTACAGCTTGCTCTTGACCTTAATGTACCCGTTCCAAGAGCATATGGAGAGATCAAACGCAAAGAAAATGGTGAGCTTTACACTACGAGAGCGCAGCGTACGGGCTGTTCAATGTGCGGCTTTGGTATACATATGGAGCAGCGTCCTCACCGCTTCGATAGACTACGTGAAGATAATCCTGCTGAATGGGAATACTGGATGAAACGCTGCTGTAAAGACGAAGACGGCACAGTTTATGGCTGGGGACGTGTGCTTGACTTTATAGGTGTTGAATGGAGATAATGAGAGGAGAGAACTAAAATGTCAGTAAAAATAAACTCACTTGAATTTGAAAACGTCAAGAAGATAAAAGCCGTGCAGCTTGAGCCTGCAAAGAATGGGCTTACTGTTATCGGCGGTAAGAACAGGCAGGGCAAGACCTCTGTCCTTGACGCTATCGCTTGGGCGCTTGGCGGTGACAAGTATAAGCCATCCTCTCCTCAGCGTGAGGGGTCTGTTGTCGAACCGCATTTGAAGATCACCCTCGATAATGGTATCGTGGTGGAACGCAGCGGCAAGAACAGCTCCCTTAAAGTCACGGACAGCACAGGCAAAAAAGGCGGTCAACAGCTTTTGAACAGCTTCGTTGAACAGTTCGCCCTTGACCTGCCTAAGTTCATAAATCAGTCAAGCAAGGAAAAAGCTTCAACTCTGCTGAAAATAATAGGCGTGGGTGATACGCTCTATCAGTTGGAACATAAGGAACATTCTCTCTATGACCAGCGTACCGCTATCGGCAGGATAGCAGACCAGAAGTCTAAGTTCGCAAAGGAAATGCCTGTGTACGCAAACGTCCCTGCCGAGCCTGTTTCGGCTTCGGAACTTATCAGACAGCAGCAGGATATACTTGCTCGCAACGGTGAAAATCAGCGTAAACGTGACCAGAAAGAATACTACGAAAAGCAGTTGGAGATTGCTAAGTCCGCCTATGAACGTGCAAAAGCAAGCTATGAAGCGGCAGTGAACAACTTCAAGCTTGCAAGCCTTGACGCACAAGACCTTGTGGACGAAAGCACAGCGGAGCTTGAAAAGAACATCTCAGATATCGAGGAGCTGAACAAGAAGATAAGAGCAAACCTCGACAGGGAAAAAGCTGAGATAGATGCCGAGGACTACCGTTCACAGTATACATATCTCACTGAGCAGATAGAGGACGTAAGGCAGGCTAAAACAGACCTGCTGGGCAGTGCCGACCTGCCCCTTGAGGGCCTTTCCGTTGAGGACGGAGAGCTGCTGTATAACGGGCATAAGTGGGACAGTATAAGCGGAGCAGAACAGCTTATCGTCGCTACCTCTATCGTGAGAAAGCTCAATCCTGACTGCGGTTTTGTACTGCTGGACAAGCTTGAACAAATGGATACCGACACCCTTGATGACTTCGGCAAGTGGCTTGAAGCACAGGGCTTGCAGGCGATAGCCACAAGAGTTTCCACAGGTGACGAGTGCAGCATCATTATCGAGGACGGCAGGTCAATGGACAATGATAAGGAAGAAAACACAGAAACAAAAACTTGGAAAGCAGGTGCATTTTAATGTATGAGATAACATCAGGAGTTGTAAGCTCCGCACAGAAAGTCGTGATATATGGTCCTGAGGGCATAGGCAAATCCACCTTTGCGGCTCAGTTCCCCGACCCTGTATTTATTGATACTGAGGGCAGCACAAAGAAGCTGAACATTAGACGTTTCCCTAAGCCAACAAGCTGGGAAATGCTCAAAAACGAGGTAAAGGAAGCTATGAACGGCAGGCTCTGCAAGACCCTTGTCATTGATACATTTGATTGGGCTGAACAGCTTTGCATTGAAACTATCTGCTCGGCACATCAGAAGAAAGGCATTGAAGATTTCGGCTACGGCAACGGCTACGTCTACGAGAAAGAGGAGATAGGCAAGTTTCTTAATCTCTTGCAGGAGGTAGTTGACAGCGGTATCAACGTTGTGCTTACGGCTCACGCTCAGATGAGAAAGTTTGAACAGCCTGACGAGCTTGGCGCTTATGACCGTTGGGAGCTGAAACTCGGCAAGAAAACTTCTTCTCAGATATCACCTCTTGTGAAAGAGTGGGCAGATATGGTGCTGTTTGCAAACTACAAAACATATGCAGTAGCTGTGGATAAGGACGGCAAGAAGTTCAAGGCTCAGGGCGGCGACCGTGTTATGTACACCACACATCACCCTTGCTGGGACGCCAAAAATCGTGACGGACTTCCGCCTGAAATGCCCTTTGAATACAGCGGCATAGCGTACCTGTTCGCAGACGTAAAGTCTGCCCCTGCCGTACAGCCGAAAGCAGCACCGCAGCCCCCTCATAAGACATCAAACGCAGTGACATTGCAGCAGGCTCAGCCGACAGCTGCACCAAAGGCAGAAGAACCCCTTACTGATCTCAGCGGCTTTGAGGACGTTGCACCGCCTATCGTTATCCCTGATGGCATACCGAAAGCGCTTGCAGACCTTATGAGAGCCAACAACGTAAGCGAATCGGATATACGTCTTGTGGTATCTCAGAGAAACTATTTCCCTTATGATACTCCTATCACAAACTATCCTGACGACTTTGTGCAGGGCTGTCTGATAGGTGCTTGGGAGCAAATGCTGCCGCTTATCAGGGAAAATCAGAAAGTACCATTTTAAAAGGAGGACAACACTATGGATAATTTTATGGAATACGGCTGGGAAGATGAGATAGTCAACGAGGGTGGGGACTTTGTCCTGCTCCCTGAGGGGGACTATGACTTCACCGTTGCAAAGTACGAACGTGCAAGGCACGAGGGGTCGGCGAAAGTGCCGCCCTGCAATATGGCAAAGGTCACATTCACCATTTGGGGTGCAGAGGACAGCGTGGAGATAACAGAGAACTTCTTCCTTTGCAACAAGTTTGAGTGGAAGCTCTCAGCACTTTTCTTGGCACTGGGACTTAAAAAGCACGGCGAACCGCTGAAAATGAACTGGAACGCTATCACAGGCAAAAAAGGCAAGTGTCACGTCTACGTTGACAACTACAAGAACAAGGACGGCGAGGACAGGCAGTCCAACAAGATAAAGAAGCTCTATGCCTATGACGAGAATGTGACTACCGTTCAGCCTGCTCAGACGCAGACACCGCAGTATAGTCAGCCTGCTCAGACAGGGGGCTGGAAAGCCGGTGCGTTCTGATGATGAATTTAAGACCATATCAAAACGAGGCTAAGCTTGCTATACTTGAACAATGGTCTGAGGGAATAAACAAAGTCCTTGCAGTTCTGCCCACAGGAACGGGAAAGACAATACTTTTCTCGGCTGTTACGGAAGAATGTGTGCGGCAGGGTAAGCGTGTGCTTATCCTTGCCCACAGGGGCGAGCTGCTCGACCAGGCGGCGGACAAGCTTATGAAGTCAACAGGGCTTGGCTGTGCCACCGAGAAAGCAGAGCAAAGCTGTTTAGGCTCTTGGTATCGTGTGGTAGTAGGCTCAGTTCAGACCCTTATGCGTGAGAAAAGGCTCAAAGGCTTTTCGGAAAATTACTTCAATACCATAATAATTGACGAGGCTCATCACGCTATCTCTGACAGCTATCAGCGTGTGCTTGACCATTTTCCAAAGGCTCAGGTACTTGGCGTAACGGCTACACCTGACAGGGGCGATATGAAGAACTTAGGCTCGGTGTTCGACAGCCTTGCATATGAATACACCCTGCCGCAGGCTATCAAAGAGGGCTATCTTTCACCTATCAAGGCTATAACCATACCGCTGAAACTTGACCTTTCAGGAGTATCAACTCAGGCAGGAGATTTCAAGGCAAGTGATATCGACACGGCACTTGACCCTTACCTTTATCAGATAGCTGATGAAATGCTCAAATACTGCAAAGAACGTAAGACAGTTGTGTTCCTGCCGCTTGTCAAGACATCGCAGAAGTTCCGTGATATCCTTATCAGCAAAGGGTTCAACGCCGCTGAGGTCAACGGAGAAAGCACAGACAGAGCGAAGATACTTGAAGCTTTCGACAAGGGCGAATACAACGTGCTGTGCAACTCAATGCTCCTCACAGAGGGCTGGGACTGTCCGTCAGTTGACTGCGTTATCGTGCTTCGACCGACAAAGGTGCGAGGACTTTACTGTCAAATGGTAGGCAGAGGAACAAGACTTTGCGAGGGAAAGACAGAACTTTTGCTGCTTGATTTCCTATGGCACACAGAACGCCACGAGCTTTGCAGACCTGCACACCTTATCTGTCAGAATGAAGAGGTCGCTGAGAAAATGACCGAAAACCTTGCCAATGAGGCAGGCTGTGCAGTGGATATCGAAGAGGCAGAAAAACAGGCAAGCGAGGACGTTGTGGCACAGCGTGAAGAGTCTTTGGCAAAGCAGCTCAAAGAAATGAAAACACGCAAGCGAAAGCTTGTTGACCCTTTACAATATGAAATGTCAATACAGGCTGAGGACTTGTCCTCATATGTTCCTGCCTTTGGCTGGGAGTGTGCTCCTGCTACCGACAAGCAGAAAGCAAAGCTTGAAAAGCTGGGCATTTTCCCTGACGATATAGACAACGCAGGCAAGGCAAAGCTTATCCTTGACCGACTTGAAAAGCGCCGCAATGCAGGACTTACCACTCCAAAGCAGATAAGACTGCTTGAAAGCAAAGGTTTTGAACACGTCGGCTCATGGAGCTTTGACAGCGCAAGCAGGATGATAGCTCGTATTTCTGCCAATGGCTGGAGATTGCCAAGAGATATCGACCCGAAAACATACACACCTGAGAACTAAGGAGAAGTGAATGGATAACACAAATTTGCTTAAAATGCTTGAATACATAGACCCTGCAAGCTGTGATTATCAAGAATGGGTCAATGTGGGAATGGCTCTCAAGCACGAGGGCTATTCCGTGAACGATTGGGACAGTTGGTCGAGGTCAGACAGCCGTTATCACAGCGGTGAGTGTGAACACAAGTGGCAAGGCTTTAACGGCAATGCTCAGCCTGTGACAGCAGGCACTATCGTGCAAATGGCAAAGGAAAGAGGATACAGTCCCCATGAGTTTAAGGCATACGATTGGGACGGCGAGATAGTTGCAGAAGAAAGCAGTCCCCTTGTAAACGGCGGTGAGGGCATACCGATCACCGAGCCTGATCAATGGGATCCTGTCAAGGAGATAGTCACATATCTTGAAACACTCTTTGAGGCGGGAGAAAACGTGGGCTATGTTACGCAAACGTGGGAAACAGAAAAGGACGGCAAGACCAGGTATCTGCCCACAAAGGGGTACTGTGACAGGACGGCAGGGGAACTTATCAAGAGGCTTGGCGAATGTAACGGCGACATTGGTGCGGTGTTTGGCGACTACAAGGAAGAAGCCGGAGCGTGGATCCGCTTCAATCCTCTTGACGGCAAGGGCGTAAAGAACGAGAATGTAACAGACTACCGCTATGCTCTTGTTGAAAGCGACTCTATGCCTATAGAACAGCAGAATGCTGTGATGAGAGAGCTTGAACTTCCTATCGCTGTGCTTGTATACAGCGGCGGAAAGAGCGTTCACGCTATCGTCAAGATAGACGCTCCAAACTATGATGAATACCGCAGGCGTGTTGATTTTCTTTACAAGGTCTGCAAGGAAAGCGGTCTTGACATAGATAAACAAAACCGCAATCCCTCACGTCTTAGCCGTATGCCAGGCGTAATGAGAAACGGCAAGAAACAGTTCATCATTGACAAGAACATAGGCAAAGAAAGCTTTTCAGAATGGAAAGATTACATAGAGAGTATCAATGATGATCTCCCCGACCCTGAGAGCCTGAGTGCTGAGTGGGATAACCTGCCTGAGCTTGCACCACCACTTATTGACGGTGTTCTCAGACAGGGTCACAAAATGCTCATTGCAGGTCCGTCAAAGGCCGGCAAGTCTTATGCACTTATCGAAATGTGCGTGGCGATAGCTGAGGGGGTCAAGTGGTTTGGCTGGCAATGCACCAAAGGCAAGATACTATACGTCAACCTGGAGCTTGACAGAGCATCTTGTCTGCACCGTTTCAAGGACGTGTACACCGCAATGCACTTAGAGCCTGATAACCTCAACAGCATAGACATATGGAACCTGCGAGGTCACAGCGTACCAATGGACAAGCTTGCACCAAAGCTTATACGCCGAGCAAGCAAGAAGAATTACATTGCCGTGATAATAGACCCTATCTACAAGGTCATAACAGGCGATGAGAACTCAGCAGACCAAATGGCACACTTTTGCAACCAGTTTGACAAGGTATGCACAGAGCTTGGCTGTGCGGTCATATACTGCCACCACCACTCAAAGGGAGCACAGGGCGGTAAGCGTTCAATGGACAGAGCCAGCGGTTCAGGAGTATTCGCCCGTGACCCTGACGCACTTCTTGACCTTTCAGAGCTTGACATTTCAGACAGCCTTTACAAACAGCAGGAGGACGAAACTGTTTGCCGTATCTGTGAGAACTGGATGAGGAGATTTTACAGAAATACTGATGAGCTTTGTTCACAGGACGATCTTGTTACGCCGTCAAAAATGCTTGAGATAACACACAAGTACCTGCACCCGAACTCATACAAGCTTATGATGGCCGATATAGACAAGGCTAAGCTTGCAGTAAGAAACCGCACGGCATGGCGTATAGAGGGTACTCTGAGAGAGTTCCCGAAATTTGCTCCCCTCAATATGTGGTTTGATTATCCTGTTCACAGAGAGGATACTGTGGGCGTGCTTAAAGACTGCGAGGTAGAGGACATCACACCGAATTGGAAGAAGAATTTCAGCAAGAAAAAGACCAATGAAGACCGCAGCAAGGAGCGCAAGGAGAGCATTGAAACAGCTTTCAGCGGCGTGCAGGAGAACGGCAAGTGCCGCATTTCTGAGCTGGCGGAGTACATAGGAAAGAGCGAAAAGACCGTTGGAAGATACCTCAAAGAGCATGGTGGCTTTTGGATAGAAGAGGGAGAATGTGGCTTAAAAGCTCAGTAGACAGACAAGACAAAATCGAATTTTTGAACTTTAGACAGACAGGAAAAAATCGAAAAAGTGTCAGGACAAAATCGAGCTTTTTTCTTGTCGGACAATATCGAAAATTACCGAGTTTGTCGGACGGACAGACAAAGTATATTATATATAATATATTTTTGACCGCCTAAAGGACGGCGGTCAAAATATTATAAGCAAATATAAACCGCACCCGACACGAAAGGAGTAGACTTTATGCGAGGCAAAAACATTAATTATGATTTTTTGAACTGTGCGAGAAAAATGCCGCCGCTCAGACATACTACATCAGAAACTTTTGATATTACTCAAAGCGAGGTCGCAAGGTGGTTGGTATCTCAGCCTGATATAATGCAGAAGATTTTTGATATGGCTGCAAATCACAAGATGATAAGCTATGACCAAGCTACACGGACTTGGAGAGGAGCAGACAACAATGACTGAATTTTTTATGGCAATGATACCGCCGACAGCTACGGCTCAGGAACACAAGGTGGCAGTAAGAAACGGCAAGCCGATATTTTATGACCCACCCGAAGTAAAGGCGGCAAAAGAAAAGCTAATAGCAAATCTTTCTAAGTATAGCCTTAACACTCCATACCGTGAGGGCGTACGGCTGATAACAAAGTGGCTGTTTCCTAACGACGGCAAACACAAGAACGGAGAGTACAAGATCAGCAAGCCTGACACGGATAACTTGCAGAAGATGTTCAAGGACTGCATGACAAAGCTTGACTTCTGGACAGACGACCAGCTTGTGGCGAGCGAGATATGCGAAAAGTTCTGGGCGGACATACCTGGCATTTATGTGAGGATAGAGGAGCTATGACGATACACGAAGTAAAGAAAAGTCTTGGACGCAGGGTAAGCTACAACGGTTCTGACTGCTACGAGCTGACAGGGTGTATTATCCGCAAGAGCAGTAAGACAGGTCAGTTCTTCTATCAGGCAGAGATCGCTGACAAGACTTGTGGCAATACGTTGGTGTATTGTAGGCTGGAAGAGTTGAGGTGTGAGGAGGCAAAAGAATGAAAACACATAATCTGAAACTTAGCATAGAATTTTGTGACGCCGTTCTGAGCGGTGAGAAAACTTTCGAGGTCAGAAAGAATGACAGGGGTTTTCAGACAGGAGATCTGATAAGATTTATACCGACTGACGGAACGTCTTATCGTAGCTCAGACGGCACAGTAAGAGAACACGCAAAACATGAGATATCAGGACATACATACAAGATAACATATATCCTCAACGGCTGGGGAATAAAGAATGGGTATGTTGCGCTGGGAATAAGAGAGGAGATAGCCTATGGAAAGAAACGACCCTATGACCATGTCACGCTTGAAAGCCTACCGCAGGAATGCCTCAGCCATTGAGGACATCAAGGCAGAGCTTTCAGGCAAGTACGTTGCCGACAGTATCAGCGTATGCACTCCGCCGTCCTACACACCACACAGCACACGCATAGACGGCTTTCTGCCAAGTGGCGATACACTTTCATTGCTGTGCGAGCAGGCACGGCTAGAGCGTGAGCAGAGGGCTGTTGAGGAGTTTATCAAGGGGATAGAGGATAGACAGATGAGAAAGATATTTGTACTCAGGTTTGTAAAAGGCTTGACTTGGATACAGATAGGACACAGGGTCGGAGGTACAGCGGACGGCTGTAGAATGGCGGTCAAAAGATTTTTGCAAAATGCTTAAACTTGTTCGCTCTGTTCGTTTTACCTATGTTATAATTTAAACTGAGGAAAGTGTAGATGTACCTCAGACTTGTACTTTCATTGAAGTCACCTCCAATTTTCTAAGCCCCGTAAGGGGCTATGCAGAACGTGAGCGCATGAGCTTGCGGTCTGTTCCATACGGTCAGTTGGTTGCCCGGAAAAGCCAACACATAATATTTGAACCGCCGCCAAGCTTTCGGGCTTCGGGCGGTATATGCAGGTCGAGAGCGTACCAGCTCGAAGTCTGCTCCACCATTTACAAAACTCCTTATAATATTTTCACAAGAGGCGGCTACATTTTGCGGTCGCTTTTACGTTGCACGGAGGTATACAATGCCAATACCAAGACCAGACCGAAGCGGTTCACACCAACAGCAGTTTCGTATCAACAAGAAGAAGATATACGCTACCCAAACAGTCTGCGGTATCTGCGGAAAGCCTGTTGATTTTTCCTTGAAATATCCTCACCCTTTGTCGGCTTGTATAGATCATATCATACCCATAGCAAAAGGCGGTCACCCTTCGGACATTTCAAACTTGCAGTTGGCGCATTGGTGTTGTAATCGCCAGAAATCTGACAAACTGGTGGAAAAACAGGTGTTTGACCAGTCTCTTGACCTGATTTCCAACCGAATTTTACCACAATGCTACGATTGGAAGAATTTTTAACAAGTTATTGACAATATGGGGGGTATGCCCCCTTTTGAGGTCAAAAAAGACCTTCACCGCCGCACTGCTTATATTTCTCGCAGGATTGAAATAATTGGAAAGGATATACAAGATGAGTGAATACAAAGGCATGGCATATTTGAAAAAGAAGCTTTCCTCAAAGGCTTCGAGGGTCAATGTGCGCTATGACTACTATCACATGAAGAACGGCCTTACTGACATGGGCAAAATGATACCACCAAGCTATAACTGGATGCGTCCTGTGCTAGGCTGGTGTGCAAAGGCTGTTGATACCCTTGCGGACAGAATAGTATTTGACAGTTTCGAAGACAACACTTTCTACGTAAACGAGATATTTGACAACAATAATCGTGACGTGTTCTTTGATTCTGCTATTCTCTCAGCGTTGGTGTCCTCCTGCTGCTTTGTGTATATTTCGGCTGATGAAACAGGCTATCCACGCTTGCAGGTCATTGATGGCAGTAACGCTACTGGCATTATCGACCCTATCACGAATATGCTCCGAGAGGGCTATGCAGTGCTTGATAGGGATAACAATTTCAACCCCACCATTGAAGCCTACTTCACCGCCGAACAGACAGAGATATATCGCAGAGGCTATGATGTTGAGATTTATGACAATCCTGCGCCTTATCCCCTGCTTGTGCCTATCATATACCGTCCTGACGCTGTTCGTCCTTTCGGTCACAGCAGGATATCAAGGGCGTGTATGGAGCTTGTGCAGGAAGCTATGAGAACGCTCAGGCGGTCGGAAGTATCAGCCGAGTTTTACAGCTTCCCACAAAAATATATACTCGGTCTTTCGGATGATGCCGAGAAAATGGAGAAAATGGACAAATGGGGTGCAACAATGTCCTCACTGCTGACTATCACCAAAGATGATGACGGCGGTAATCCTACCGTCGGACAGTTTCAACAGCAGTCCATGTCACCATACTCTGAGCAGCTTAAATCTATAGCTTCACTGTTCGCCGGAGAAACAGGGCTGACCCTTGATGACTTGGGCTTTGCAACGTCCAATCCTGCCAGCTGTGAAGCGATCAGAGCAGCGCACGAAAATCTTAGACTTACCGCACGCAAGGCGCAGAGGACGTTCGGTAGTGGTTTTCTAAACGTGGCGTATCTTGCCGCCTGCGTTCGTGATAACACGGCATATATGCGCTATGCTTTCAGTGATATCAAACCGCAGTGGCTCCCCATTTTTGAACCTGATTCTGCCGCACTCTCAGGCGTGGGTGACGCTATTTTGAAAATAAATCAGGCTGTTCCTGACTATCTGGGTGCAAAGGGCATCCGTCAGCTCACAGGCATAGAGGGCGAAAACAATGGATGATATCGGTGCAGAATTGCTTAAAAAAATCCGTGCTGAGTTTCAAAGCAGGTGCAGAGCTGACAAGTACATTCAATCGTTTTTGAAGAAAATAGATGGTGGTACTGCGGAAATGGAAGAAGTCGCCCTGCTTTCAAAAAGGCTCGGCCTGCGTGCTTCGCAAGCTATCGGAGCATATGTGAATGCAAGCGCTTTGCCTGATGGCAAGATGTACTACAACATTGCCGATACCATACTCACGGGCGTGCTCAAGGACAACTACGATGTTATAAACTCCGCTGCCGCAGAATGCCAAAAGGCACTTGACAAAACAGCGGGCATAAACATCACACCTCAGCAGGCTGCCTTCCCTACCGAGCGTGTGCAGGCGGTGGTCAATGCGGCTTCTGTACCGGATATTGCAGAAGAAGTGATGATACGGCGAATGACAGCTCCGGCGCAGAACATCACCGAGAGTTTTTACAACGACTATGTTCAAAAAAACGTGAAGTTTCGTTCTAATGCAGGACTGGACTGCTACATTATCCGCAACGATCACGGCGGCTGCTGTAAGTGGTGTTCAAAGCTTGCAGGTAAATATCACTATCCCGAAGATGTTCCAAAAGATGTTTACCGCAGGCATGATAACTGCGGCTGTACTGTTACATACCTCAACGGCAGAAAGGCACAAAACGTGTGGAGCAAGACCAAGTGGGACGTTTCTGACGATGAATTTGAACGTATGAAAAAGGCTGGAGCCAGAGAGCCTGTCAGAATTGTTGACAAATCGGGCAAATGTGATATAATAGAAGCAAAGAAGCCAAATTATGCAAGGGCTACATATGAAATTCAGCACGAATGTGAAGTCAATAAAGTTGCTTACAACAAAGTTGAAAAACTCTCTGAGCAATTAAGCAACAGCGAGATCATAAACAGATTGGCTGGTGGAGATATGACAAAAGGCTCGTGTGCTTCACTTGGGTTTGCTTACATAGGCAATAAGAACGGACTTGACGTTCTTGATTTCAGAGGTGGAAACAGTCAGGATATATTCTCAAGAACGTCCACGATAAAGAAAGTCCTGGAACTTCCAAACGTGAAAGGCGCTGTGGTCAAAGTCAAAAAGGAAGCAGCTGAAACCGCTGCATTGCTGAAAAAGCTTGAGCATAACAAAGAATATTTTGTTGCAGCAGGAAAACACGCTGCTATTGTCAAAAACACTGAAAACGGGCTTGAGTACTTAGAACTCCAGTCGAGAATGCAAAATGGCTGGACATCGTTCAACAAGTATGGCTCGACTGTTGCAACACTCCAAGAGCGTTTCAAGTGTCGCAAAACAGTTGACAGGTCGTTCGGAATGGTGTGGGAAAAATCAGTTATTATAATAGACACAGATTCATTTGCAGATAGCGACGATTTTCAACATATACTTGGATACATAAACACCGCTGTTGATAAGCAGGAAAAGGGGGTGAGTGGTAATGTCAAATAGATGGTACAAAGAAGAAGATACTGATGTTATTTGGTGGAAAGATGATCCGAACACTATTGGAGAGTTTGTATTCAGCTTTGACAAAACCACTGAATTTAATATGTTCCGTGATTATCCTTATAAATTAACAAAAGAGCAGAAACAGATTTTTGACAAAGAAAATCCCGAATGGGCAGATTTCTTTAAAGACAGAAAATAAATTTTTACCGCTCCGCTACGGCGAGGCGGTATTTTTATACCCAAAAATCAGAACTAAGCACCTTAAAGGGTGCTTTTTTCGTACCTAAAAGGAGGTAATCCACTATTGAGGATAAGAGAGTCGGCAGGCAGACCCCCACCATATCGGTAGTGTTGCCGTATGAGCAGACCAAAGGCAATGAGGCTATCGCAATGTACAATAAATCAGGGCGCACCGCTCAGGAATGGCAGGAGTTAATGCTTTATGACATCATGGCGGTGGACGATGAGGGATTGTGGAAACACATGAAGTTCGGCTGGTCGATACCAAGACGTAACGGCAAGTCAGAGCTGCTTATCATGCGTGCAATCTATGGTCTGCAAAATGGCGAGCGTGTTCTTTACACCGCCCACCGAACTACAACATCACATTCGGCATGGGAGAAGATAATCGACCGTATCACAAAAATGGGTTTTCTTGAAAAAGAGGACTTCAAGACCGCAAAGCAGTTTGGTCTTGAGTGCATCAAGTGGCTCAAGGGTGATGGAATTATTAATTTCCGCACACGTTCATCAAAGGGCGGACTTGGTGAAGGCTATGACCTGCTTGTCATCGACGAGGCACAGGAATACACCACTGACCAAGAAACAGCCCTAAAATATGTCGTTACAGACAGCCAAAATCCTCAGACGTTGATGTGTGGAACACCTCCAACAATGGTGTCTGCCGGCACAGTTTTCACAAAATACCGACAGAAGACGATATCGGGCAAAGGCGGTGACGACGGCTGGGCTGAATGGTCCGTGCCAAAGCTCACAAATGCACATGATCCTGAGCTGTGGTATGCCACTAACCCGTCTTTAGGCACTATCCTCACTGAACGTAAGATACGCTCTGAGCTTGGCGACCCGAAAGACGATCAGGTTGACGATAACATTCAGCGTTTAGGTTTGTGGCTGACCTATAATCAGAAATCGGCTATCAGCAAAGGAGAGTGGCAGGCACTTTGTATCACTGGCAAGCCCAATATCAGCAGAGAACTGTTTTTCGGCATTAAGTATGCAAAGGTCACGGATAACGTATCTTTGGCTGTCGCTGCAAAAACAACCGACGGCAAGATATTTGTCGAGGCTATCGACTGCCGCCCTGTAAGAGAGGGGAACGGCTGGATAATCGCATATCTGCGCAATCCGCATATGCGTGAAACTGTCATTGACGGCGCAAACGGACAGTCTTTGCTTGCGGCAGATATGAAGAACGCAGGTATCAAGCGCAAGCCTATCCTGCCGAAAGTCGCTGATGTGATCACTTCGTCAGCAGGTTTTGAACGAGGGGTATTCGCACAGAGTATTTGTCACGCAGACCAACCTTCCCTTGAACAGGTCATTGCAAACTGTGAGCACAGAGCGATAAGCTCAGGCGGTGGTTTTGGCTATACCTCAATTCTTGAAGGTGCTGACATATCACTGCTTGAGGCGGTGGTGCTTGCTCACTGGGCGTGTGCAAATTCATCAGAGAAGAAGAAAGTACAGAAAATAAGCTGGTAACAGTTTATTATATATCACCTACACCGCAGGGTAAAGCGGGGAAAGGAAACACTATGGCAGAATTTGAAGCTATAACAACACAGGAAGCCTTCGACAATGCGATAAAGGCAAGGCTCGACCGCAACACGGATACAGTCAAGAAACAGTTTGAGGGTTATATTTCCCCTGACGACTTCAAGACAAAGACAGCCGACCTTAACGGCAAGATCACCGACCTTACAGGCAAGCTTGCGGAAAAGGATACAGCTATCGCAGACCTCACGGCTAAGAACAAGGCATACGAGACCAGCTCGGTAAAAATGAGAATTGCCCACGAAAACGGTATCCCTTATGAGCTTGCAAACAAGCTTTCGGGAGATACAGAAGAAGCTATCAAGAAGGACGCTGAAACATTTGCAAAGTTTATCGGCAAAAAGCAGACAGCCCCTCTTGGTCACGCAGAACACAATCACGCAGACGGCAAGAATGCGGCATATAAGTCGCTGCTTGCAGGTCTTATAAAGTAAAGAAAGGAAGTAATATTTATGGCAGACGTAATTTCAAAGGGTACTCTTTTCGACCCGGTACTCGTTAAGGAGCTTTTCGACAAGGTAAAGGGCAAGTCATCCCTTGCCGCGCTTTGCGCTCAGACACCTATCCCCTTCAACGGTCAGAAGGAGTTCATCTTCACTATGGACGATGAGGTAGACCTTGTGGCTGAGAACGGCAAAAAGACAAGAGGTAGCGCTGCCCTTGACCCTGTGAAGATAATCCCTCTCAAGGTAGAATACGGCGCAAGAATTTCAGACGAGTTTCTTTACGCCAGCGATGAGGAGCAGATCAATATCCTCAGAAACTTCTCAGACGGCTTTGCGAAGAAGGTCGCAAGAGGTCTTGACATCATGGCTTTCCACGGTGTTAATCCAAGGGCCAAGACAGCTTCTACGCTTATAGGTACAAACCATTTCGACAACGGCGTAACTGTGATAAAGCAGGACGGCACGTCACCAAAGACACCTGACGCTCTTATTGAGGAGGCTATCGCTGCGGTGCAGGACAACGAGTATGATATTTCAGGTCTTACAATGGCTCCGTCGTTTAGAGCTGACCTTGCGAAAATGGTGGATACAAGCGGCAGAAAGATTTATCCTGACCTTGCTTGGGGCAATGCACCGACTTCTATGAACGGCATTCAGACCGTGACAAACAATACAGTTTCATTCAACTCCAGCAAAGATCTTGCGATCGTTGGCAACTTTGAAACGGCGTTCAAGTGGGGCTACTCAAAGAAAATTCCGCTTAAAGTCATCGAGTACGGCGATCCTGACAACAGTGGACAGGATCTCCAGGGATACAATCAGGTATACATCAGAGCGGAGACATATCTCGGTTGGGGCATTCTTGACAAGTCTGCATTCGCTGTCATTCAGTCAGCAGCTAAGTAAGGGGGCGGCATAAATGGCAGCAGAGTACGCAACTATTGAGGACGTTATAAGGCTTGGTCGAAAGCTCACGGCTGAGGAGCAGGAAAAGGCGGCGGTTCTGCTGCCTGTCGCCTGCGCAAAGCTTTCAACTGCCTGCAAGAAATATGGCAAAGATCTTGACATTATGATAGCTGATGAACCTGACGTAGAACTTGTGGCAAAAGATATCATAGTTCGTGCCACGCTGAGAGCTGTAGACACCATTGCGGACAGCTCTCCTGCGACTTCGCAGGCTTCACAATCGGCTATGGGCTACTCAGTATCAATGACATATCTCAACGCAGGACAGCAGCTGTATTTCCTCAGAAACGAGCTGAAAGAACTGGGCGTTATGCGGCAGAGATACGGAGCTATGGAGGTATATGATGTATGAGATTAAATATCAAAGGCATACCTGTTAAGCTTTCTGTAAGAACGCAGACAGGTATTGACGACTTCAACAGACCTACATATGAGGTATCTCAGGAAGTTGTCGAAAACGTGCTTGTGGGCGAGCCGTCCGCAGAGGACGTTGTAAACGAGCTTAACTTATCGGGCAAACGCATAGCTTACACTCTTGCGATACCAAAAGGAGATACACACATTTGGGAAGACACAGAGGTCGAGTTCTTCGGCAGAAAATTCCGCACCATAGGGCTTCCAACAGAGGGCATTGAAGAAAATTTGCCGCTCAGTTGGAACAAGAAAGTAAAGGTGGAACGCTATGAGTAAAGTTAAGATAGAACTTGACCATAACGCAGTTGCGGCGTTTCTCTGCTCTGCACCTGTTGAAAACATGGTAAAGGGCTATGCTGACAGAGCCGTTCAACGTCTTGGCACGGGGCATAAAGCGTATACTATCACATGGACAAGATACCCGAAAATGCGCCGTAAGGTCGCTATCGTCAAGGCTAAGACAAAGAAGGCTCAGCGTGCTAATCTTAGAAATAACACACTTTTAAAGGCGGTGCTTGGCAAGTGATAGAGAAGATAATTCTTGACTGGCTGGGGGCAAAGCTTGACGTTTCAGTTTATCTTGAAGAACCTAAAAACCCACCAAAAGAGTATGTGCTTATCGACAAGCTAGGCTCGGCAGAGAATGATTTTATCATCTCTGCCACCATAGCCGTTCAGAGCTACTCAGCGAGCCTATACGGGGCGGCAGAACTTAACGCAAAAGTTAAAAAGGCTATGTCTGAAAGCGTGTCAAAGGGCAATATATGTCGCTGTGCGTGCACGTCAGACTACAACTATACAGACACAGAAACGAAGAGATACCGCTATCAGGCGGTATTCGATGTAACCTACTACGAGGAGTGATAATACTATGGCAAACAATAAAGATAACGTATCAACAGGCAAGCCAAAGGTAGGCGGAGCGGTTTTCACAGCGGTCACAGGATCTACACTGCCGACGGATGCAACAACAGCACTTGACGCAGCGTTCAAAAGCCTGGGCTACTGCTCAGAGGACGGTGTAACAAACAGTTCTGGCATTTCTACTGAAAACATCAAAGCCTGGGGTGGAGATATCGTAGACACACCACAGACAGAAAAGACGGACACTTTCAAGGTCAAATTGATAGAATGTACCAATACAGATGTGCTGAAAACTGTCTACAATGGCAGCAACGTTTCGGGCGATCTTGACACGGGTCTGACCATCAAGGTAAACAGTGCCGAGCATGAAGATCAGGCGTTCGTATTTGATATGATACTGAAAAATAACGTACTGAAAAGAATGGTCGTTCCGTTCGGCAAGGTGACGGAGATATCTGACATCACCTATAAGGATAATGAGCCTATCGGCTATGAGCTGACTATCACAGCCACACCTGATGAAAACGGCAATACGCACTATGAGTACATGAAGAAAGGGGAATAACCTATGCTGACAGGAAAGACAGAAAGCGGTTTTGAATTTGAAATAGAGGAGAAGACCCTTGACGACTATGAGTTTATCGAAGCTGTCGGTAAGTGTGAACAGGGCGACCCCCTTGCATATGTCAAAGTGGTGGATGCCGCTTTGGGAAGCAAGAAAGAAAAAGCTTTCGAGAAGATAAGAGAAAAGTGCGGCTATGTATCGGCTAAAGAGATAACAAAGTTGATCGTGGAGATCTTCCAGACACCTAAGACAAAAAACTCCTAGTCCTTGCCGCTGTCATGGAGCGCTATCCTGATGAGCTTGATTGCGATATGGCGCAGTATTATCACATATACGACTTTAAGTCGCTACCTGCACGAAAGGTGGCGACTTTTCTTTGTGGTCTTGACAGTTCATCACGGGTCAAACGTAAGCTTAATGATGTTGGCGGTTCGTTTTCTGAAATACTGCTTGCACTGATATTTGACCGCCTGCAATGGATATGCTGGTCGCAGACAAAGGACGGACAAAGAGGCGTGAACGTACCGCAGTCAATAGCTGAAAAGCTTATAGGTAAAAGCGAGAGCGACAGTGAGATAACAGCGTTCCGAAGCGGCGAGGATTATGAGAAAGCAAGAAGAAAAATTTTAGGAAAGGAGGGCTAACATGGCAGAAGAAAACGGCACACAGCTAGGCAAGGCATATGTGCAGATAGTTCCGTCTATGCAAGGGCTTGCATCAGAGCTGAGAAGAGCGTTCGGGGATAGTATGCCCGATGGTCACAAGTTTGGAAGTTCTCTTGGCGGCAAGGTCGTTTCAGGTTTTGGAAGCACTATCAAAAAGGGCTTTGCACTTGCCGCAAAAGCTGGTATAGCAACTATATCGGCAGCAAGCGCAGGCATAGGCGCTATAGTCAAAAGCTCTGCGAGCGCATATGCGGACTATGAGCAGAACATAGGCGGCGTTGAAACGCTATTCAAGGATAACGCCGATACTATCGTAAAGTACGCCAGTGAGGCATACAAGACCGCAGGAATATCGGCTAATGACTATATGCAGAACGTCACAAGCTTTTCTGCGTCACTTCTGCAAGGCTTGGGCGGTGATACAGCTCAGGCGGCTAAGATAGCCAATGAAGCAATGGTGGATATGTCGGACAATGCCAATAAAATGGGTACTGACATATCTTCTATCCAGAACGCTTATCAGGGCTTTGCAAAGCAGAATTATACCATGCTTGATAACTTAAAGCTCGGCTATGGCGGCACACAGTCGGAAATGGCAAGGCTCATCAACGATTCAGGTGTGCTCGGAGATTCAATAAAAGTCAATGAAAAGACCGTCAACAGCGTGTCTTTTGACAAAATGATAGAGGCTATCCACAAGGTACAGACCGACCTTGACATCACCGGCACAACTTCAAAGGAAGCGGCAACAACAGTTTCCGGTTCTCTTGGTTCTGTGAAAGCAGCGTGGGCAAACCTTATGGCAGGAATGGGCGACAAAAACGCTGACCTGAAAAATCTTATCAAGGAAATGGTAAGTACAGTAAAAACCTTTGCAAAGAACATTCTGCCTGTCATAAAGCAGGCTCTTTCAGGGGTCACAACGCTCATAAGCGAGCTGGCTCCTGACATAGCGGCCGAGCTTCCACAGCTTGTGAGCGACCTGCTTCCGCAACTTATAGAAGCAGGCACACAGATATTTCAGGCGCTTGTGAAAGGCATTTCTGATAATATCGGCACGATAACGCAGGCGGCCATAACAGCCATTACAACTATCGCAACAGCTCTTATACAGAACACAGGTCCTCTTGTACAGTCGTTGGCAACTATCATAACCACTATTGCACAGGCTTTGCCGACGATTTTACCAGACCTTATCAATGCTATTGTTGAACAGATACCCACAGTTATACAGGCTGTTATAGATTGTATGCCTGCAATAATTGACGGCACGATACAGATAGTGACCGCTATTGCAGAAGCACTTGTGGATAACATAAATCTTATCATAGACGGCGCAGTGCAGATCATAGATGCACTTGCAATGTCGCTTTCAGATAGTGATACGGCGGCAAAGCTTGCTCAATCGGCACTTGAAATCATCGGCACGCTTACAATGGAGCTTTTGAAAAATCTCCCTGATATCCTTGCTGACGGCATACTTATAGCGGTCGAACTTATCAAGGGCATCGCACAAGGTATGGTGGACTACTTTGCACCTGTTTCAGGCGCTTTGTCTGATATGCTTATCGACCTTACAGACTGGTTTTCACGCAAGTGGAACGATTTTAAGGAGTGGGGTTCAGATATGATACAGGCGTTTATAGACGGCATAAAAGAGAAGTGGCAGAGCCTTAAAGATACTGTATGTGACGTAGCCTCAAGCGTTAAGGACTTTCTCGGCTTTTCCGAACCTGACAAGGGTCCTCTTTCAAACTTCCACACTTTTGCACCTGATATGATGGACCTGTTTGCAAAGGGCATAGCGGACAACGAGGACACTATCACCATGCAGTTCAACAGGTCACTGCAACCGCTTATGGATACGGATATCATACCGCCAAGCTTTTCGGCACTCCCCGAAAAGAGTGTGAATAATAGCGGTAACGATACCATGAACAAGATCATCGCCCTCCTAGAAACCTACTTCCCACAGCTTGCACAGCAAGGAAACATTTATCTTGACGGCGATAAGCTCACTTCAAAAGTGGACGGAAAACTAGGCGAGAGGGTCACAAGCAGTGAAAGGAGGCTTGCAAGTGTCTAATGAATATATAGAGTTTGGCGGCAGAAAGTCCACCGATTTCTATTTGGTTATCCAAAAGGACGGCGTTCAGATATCTCAGCCGGAGGAAAACAGAATAGAAGCCACCCTGCCGTTTATGAACGGCTTTTATGACTTTTCCAAAATGGCAGGCGAAAGGACGTACAAACAGCGTGATATCACGATAAAATTCAGCCTTTCTGCAAAAGATGAAAACGAACTTTACCGCAGAAAATGTGATGTTGTCCGCTGGCTCAGCGGAGCAAAGGACGAGTTGAGGATAAGCTTTCTGACGGACTATCACTTTGTGGGGGCGACAGCGGTGTTTGATACCTCTGCATTTGAGTTCACTTCACGGCGCACCGCTGATCTGACAGTGAACTTCAAAACGTATCCTTTTCTGCGTTCTGATGATTATTCAGATATCGGCTTTGACGACTTCAACTTTGAGACCGACTGTCTGAACTTGACGGATATATCGCTGACAGCGGTCGAGCAGACACGATACGCCCCTCCTGCAACCTTGAAAGTCTACTCATATGCTGATAGACCCATACGCCCACGCCTTTCTTATAAGCGCTCAGAGGACGATACAAAGGGTGTGGGCTTCACCTATTTTGCGCTCAATGACAAAGAGATAAGTGCAAGTGTATACCGCAACACGGAGAAAGAATTCGACCTTGACGAGCTGACTTTGCAGCCTGGTGTGAATACTCTTGCGGCTTATGGTTTCGGCACACTGACACTCAAGCTTTATGAGGAGGCACTCTGATGTTCATAGTAACGATAACAAACGGAGCTGAAAACACTATCATACACAGCGACGGCACAGACCGCATATCTGGCGGCAAGATAGCGAAGGCTATCAATGCTGTGGATAGTTTCAGTTTTACCATATATCCGAACAATGCAGGGTATGACCTTTTGAAACCACTGACAACATCGGTCAAGGTCTATGATGAAAGTACTGACAAGGACATTTTTATAGGCAGGGTCTTGAAGTGTCCTGACAGCATGGACGAGAGAGGTCTGATATGCCGTAAAGTCACCTGTGAGGGGCGTTTAGGTTGGTTATATGACAGTGTTCAGCCATATGTTGAATACAAAATGGTAGGTATATCAACAGTGCTTTCTTCGTTCTTGTCAAAGCACAATTCTCAGGTGGGTGCAGATAAGCGTATAGAGCTGGGACAGGTCACTGTGACAGCAAGCAACAACTACACATATACTGCAAATTGGGACAAGACAATGAACGTTATCGCAGACAAGCTTATAGGAAAATTCGGTGGTGAGATACAGCTTCGTGATAAAGGCGGCAAGGTATATCTTGACTATTTGGAGAACATAGGACACGGCACAGATACCACCATAGAGCTTGCGGTCAACCTTAAAACCATATCACGGGAAGTCGATGAAACGGCGGTCATAACACGTCTTTACCCTCTCGGCGCAAAGCTTACAGACAGCGAAAAGCGGTTGACCATCGGCACTGTGAATGGTGGCAAGGATTACATAGAGGACAGCTCACTTATCGCAAAATACGGCGTTATAAGCGGTCCGCAGATATGGGACGATATTACCCTTGCGAGCAATCTTCTCAGCAAGGGTAAGGAGTATCTTAAATCTGTTAATCGTGCGAAAGTGCAGTATCAAATAACAGCACTTGACCTTTCAAGAAGAGGCAAGCACATTGAGCAGTTTGAACTCGGCTGTTGGTACAGAGTAAAAAATAGCCTTATGGGTATAGACGAGGATTTGCGCATTGTGGGTATATCCATAGACCTTGACAATCCGCAGGCTTCACAGCTAACCTTCGGTGACCAATTTGAAACACTTTCGGGCTTTATGACAGCAAAAACACAAAGCCTGCAATCTGCTATAGATAACTCAGAGTTTAGGAACAGACAGGTCATAGACAGCAAGATAGAGAATGCGACTAAACTTATCACAGGTGCAGAGGGCGGCAATGTTATTCTCGACCCACCAACAAAGCCAAGACGTGTTCTTATAATGGATACTGACAATATCGACACTTGTAAATCATGTATTCAGTTCAATCTAAATGGCATGGGATTTTGGAAATCATCAGACGGCGGCTCTGCCAAAGAGGGTCCGTACACAAAAGCATGGACGATAGACGGAAATCTGATTACAGATTTTATTACGGCAAAGGTGCTGACAGGGCTTAAAATCAATAACGGCTCAGGTACCTTTTCGGTATCTGAGGACGGAACAGTTGTTGCCAATAGGCTGTCGTCGAAATCAGCAGATATAACAGGTGGAACGATAAATATAAAAACGTCTAGTGAAAAGACCAGTGTTATTCAGTTGTCGCATAATGAATGGACACTGAAAATCAGTCCGTCGGAGATACGCATTGATAACAGTACCATAGGCGGCCATGTTGTCTTGCAGGCAGGCGCTATGGACTGCTATTGGAACGATGAATTAAAGGTAAATATCGACAGTAATTCAGGTAATATCATAACGTATACCGATAATGGCAAGCAAGTTTTTGCTATGAACACAGCGGAACGAAGCTTTACGATTTGTGATGAAAACAATAAACCTACTGTGGTTTGCTTAGGCGGAACTGGTGAAATTTACTGCAAGAGCATCTCGACAGAAAATCACACACTGGATTAAAAAAGGGGGCAATTTTATGGCAAACATAGACCTTTCACAATTTATAGAAACTGTATCAACAGCATTTGAGGGCAGACAAGTAAGGCAGGCATTTGTGGACGCACTGACAGCGGTACAGACGGCGGTAAACGAGTTAGATCAGACAATAATCCAGCATAAAACAGCTACACAGGTTGTATCATCAGCAACTCCTACTGTGGCAGTACCGCTGGATATAGACGGCGACCCTGCACAGATAATTGTCACTCTCCGACAGGATGATACACCAACGCCATATCAGAATTTCTGCGTTCATGTAGCTAAATTCAATGGTAAATACAATGCGGTTATTTGCATGGGGCCGTCCGCTGGCTCTAGTACAGTCAGCGTGCCTGCCGGAACATATCGTGTAGACTATATCGTGATAGCATAGAGGGGTGATTAAATGACGATAACATTAAATGCAGATTATGACGTAACACTGAACACAGCCCTGCTGGGCTATGTCGGTGAAACTAATGCCCGTCCTGTATCGGTCGAGGGCATGGAGATAGATGGTGCAGACCGCTATGTGCTGACTATCGACTATGGCGACGGCACTGTCTACGAGGTCGATATCACAGGCGGACAGTGGACGCCTGCAGCAGATATACTGCGGTCAGCGCAGACAGTCAGCTGTCAGATAGCGGCTAAAAAATTAGCAGGCGACGAATATATCCTGCTGAAAAAATCACGAATTTTCCGTCTGAGAATAGGTGCGGCTATAGGCAATAATGCAGTACCGTCACCTGACGTGGCTATGGATGCGTTAGACCGCATAGATGCCATAGGCAGGCAGGCGCACGCAGATATGCAGAAAGCCGTCACCGCTGCAGAAACAGCGACAACAGCGGCGAATAACGCCACTAAATCTGCCACAGCCGCAGAGAAATCAGCCGACACGGCAACGCAGGTGGCAAGCCGTGCCGAAACCGCAAAGACATCTGCAGAAACGTCCGCAACACAGGCTGAAACGGCTAGACAGGGCGCAGAAACCGCACGTCAGCAGGCGGTCGCTGCACAGAACGCCGCAAAGGTATCCGCAGCGCAGGCGTCAACGGCAGCACAGCAGACTACAGCCGACAAGAACATAACAGCAGGCTATGTTAAAACCGCCAAAACCAATGCTGACAGCACTGCGGCAGCCAGGCAGGCAGTGCAGGATATGGCTGAACAGGTCACAGCCGACAAGGCTACAGTGGCAGATAATGCTGCTAAGGTCGCGGAGGACAGGGCAGCCGCTGAAACCGCTGCACAGACAGCACAGGCGGTGGCTGACAGTTTGCCTGAGGACTACACTACCGCTGTTGGAAAAATCGCTGAGAACACGGCTGAAATAGCTAACGTGAAGCTGACCGACAAGGAATTGCAACGTAGGGTAAATGCGTTATACGATATGGGTCAGGGTATCACCCATAAATTTGAAACCGACAGCGAAACAGCGTATCAGAAAACTGTGCCTACAGGGGCGAAGCTGATGAGCGTGAAGTCAATAGGCGGTCATTCTGAGGTCATTGACGGGGAGATTGTCAGTGCTGGCACAGAGGAGATTGTGGAGCAAGGAAAGAATTCGTGGGACGAAGTATGGGGAATTGGTTCGATTAACACATCTAGTGGCAATGACGAAGGTTCAAAAGAGGCTATATATTCCAAAAGCTATACGCCAATTATCCCAAATTCAACCTATATCTTCGTGTACGCAGGTAGTGACAAAATTGAAAATGTGAAAACCAGATTTTATGACCATAACAAAAAATACATTGGCTATAACGACAACAACGGGCAAATTGTCTACCCCAACAGAGCATTTATAACCCCATTAAACGCATTCTATGTACGTTTCACACTGCCACCGATGTATGGCAATGTTTACAAAAATGATATAGCGTTGATAGCAGGTAGCTCGGGAGATTATTCCCCATTCCATCAGACTGGATATCCTATCCCCGAAGCTATCCGTAATCTGCCTGGCTACGGCTGGAGTGCAGGAACGGCTAAGAACTACGTTGATTATGAGAATAAACGATACGTTCAGTGCGTAGACAGCGTTGATTTGGGGACGCTGACGTGGACAAAAGGTGAATCTGTGTCATTTAAAACACATCAGTTAGCCGGGCAAAAACCGTCAAAAAGCTATGACATTGCACCAAACATATTCTGTTCAAAATATCTGACAAAAGCGCAAAACGAACTGTGGGGCAAACTCAGCGTAACAGGCATATCAGCTACTTCAAACGTTGGCGGGTATATCTATGTCAACGATACGTCCTACACCGATGCCACCACATTCAAACAGACAATGTCAGGCATAATGCTGTACTACGAACTAGCAACACCAATCGTAACCGACATTTCAAACCTGATTGATGATGATTTTCTGCGAAACATCGAAGTTGAATCAGGCGGTAGCATAACGTTTAAGGGCGGTAATGACGATTACAGAATACCAGTGCCAAGCGAAGAAGAGTATATCGTGAAACTGAGTGAAGTGGGAGGTAGCGTATGACGGATTTACAAAAGAAAATGGCTGACAAGCTAGGACTGACGGAAGACAATTTTCGCAAGCCCAAAGTCACCGAGATAGACAGGATAAAGGCAAACGTTGATTTTCTGGCTATGTTGAACGGTGTTGAGTTGAATGAGGTGAGCGGCGATGAGTAAAAACTATACAAAGGTCAAGAGATACTATGACAGCCGTTTGTGGTCGGTTGCTATGGTGCACACCGCCGTCGGCAAGTGGATCACGGCTGAGGAATATGAGATGATAACAAAGGAGGCATACCATGAAACAGAAGTTAGCGAAGCTCATTGACGTAAAGTCGATAGTAACGATACTGCTTACAGCGGTGTTCTGCGTGTTGGCACTTCGCCGCACGATAACTGCAGAACAGTTCATTACGGTGTTTACTGTGGTGATATCGTTCTACTTTGGCACGCAGTCAGCCAAGAGAAAGTCAGGTGATGACGAGTGACGGAAGCAATTATCGTTGCACTGATAACAGC